TCGGAACTGCGGGCCTTGCTTCCTTATACTTACCCGAAGCTGAAAGAGATCGAACCCCCGACGTTGGATGTACGGGATGAACCTGAAGCTGCAATAAGCACGAAAGATTTACTGGAGGCTTTGAACAAGAATGAAAGAAAAGATCCCACAGCCGGACCAAGCAGCCCAGGCCCAAGCGAACTACCTCCTGTGGAAACGGGGAGTATTAGCTCACCTGATGCGGCCTGTTCAACAAGAGATTTATCAGACCTGGCTCAAATCGAAGGAGAAAACGCATAAGTTTGTTTGCGTAGCTTCTCGTCGTTTAGGGAAGAGTACCCTCGGTTTTATGATTTGCCTCGAAGAGGCTATCAAAGTCCCAGGCGCGAACATTCTGTTTGTTGTTCCAGTTTTAAAGAACATTGATCGCTATGTGTCGGAAATAGCGAGAGACATATTGGCCAGTTGTCCAGAAAATTTACGGCCAGAATATCTTCCGATGAAGAATATTTACAAATTTGCAAATGGTTCTCAGATTTTTTGTGTGGGATCGTCGAATCAGTCTTATGAAAATTTGCGTGGATCACGCATCAACCTCGCTGTTATCGACGAAGCTCAACGCAATGATGATCTGGAAATTATTATCGACGAAGTCGTAATCCCTAGCTTAATGGATTCAGACGGATACATGCTGATTTACGGCACAGTTCCGAGACAGCCTAATCATCCATTTGTGCGCCGTTATGTTAGGGAAGCAAAAATAAGCAAGGCTTATGCCGAATTCGACATATACCATGCTGGCTATCCGCCGGAACGCATTGAAGCCTTTCGTGCGGAAGTTTCTAAAGAAGCATTTGAGCGCGAGTTTGAATGTAAGTTTAATGCTGATAAACGGTTTAATGTCACTCCAAACTTTAAGTCAGATTATGTTAAACGGGTAGAAGATCCTTCCTACCTTCCATCCTTGGTATCGTATGTTTCTATGGATATCGGTGGTGCGCTCGACAATACACACATCCCTTTCGCGTATTTTGATGATGTCACTAAAAAGTTAGTGGTAAAGACAGAAGCAGTATGGGCTTCTCAAGAGAGCCGTGTTAATAAGATAGCTGAAGCTATAAAAGATAAAGAACGCTTGCTCTCGAAGAGAATCCGACGCGTCTGCGATACCAATAATTTTATTTTGGTGAAGGAGTTACAGGAAAAACATAAGCTTGTTTTTGATCCTGTACAGAAGGGGCCAGGTAGTTTAGAAGCCATGTTAGAAATTCTAAACATCTGGATCGAGCATGATAAGATTTTGATAGATCCGTCTTGCAAAGTTCTTATCCACGAATTGAAGTTTGGAAGCTGGAATAAAACACGAACAGATCTCGACCGTAGAGATGGAAGCCATTGTGACGGAATTATAGCTTTGGCTTACATGCTTACCATTGTTAATGAGAAACATAAAATTAATCAGGCGGCAGATGAGGCAGATGCCAAATTTATTCCGCCAGAAAAAGATCCACTGAATTTAAAAGAGAAAAAAACTGTCGTTACGCCGGAACGAGCTTTCGATGAAAGCTTCGAGTTCAAGGACGTAACCTCAACTATTTGGAATAAGGATATTTAAAATGGAAGATAAAGTGCAAGATCCGTTACAGGAACTAACCGATCAAGCTGGAGGGAATGATCTCGATCAGATCGGTGGACCAATCGATATTAGTTGTCCCGAAATGAAAGATGCCGCCAATCCCGATAAGGATGTGATTAAGGCATATAGGTTTCAAATAGAAAAAAGTATTGTTGATACTCTGTCCAACGAGATTGTTAAACGGGAAGCCTGGCGGAGACTCTACGAGGTGCTATGGTGGAATATTTACAGTTTATACATGTGTGGGAACAGGACGACAACGACTCCAACTCGCTCCAAGATTTTTATACCGATTGCGTTTCAGTTGATCGAGATTGCGACACCGAAACTCATTTCATTTCTTTCAAGTAATGACAATATTTTTGATGTAGAACCGGATGATGCGAAAGATCGCCCCATCGCGGATAATATCCAGACCCTTATTTCTGATCAGCTCGTTCAAAATCACTTTAGTGATACCTATGAGAACTTTGTAAAGCAACTTCTTTTATACGGAACTTCCTATCTTTATGTGGACTACAAAGTTAAATGGGATTGGGTATGGGAGAGAGTTCCTCAAACGACCGTTACTGTTGACGAGTTCGGGATTAATAAGACAGACATTACATATGTCAATCAAAAGAACTATAAGATCACCGAACGTCGGCCAAATATAACCTTTCTCGATGTTCTGGACGTATTTCCGCAGCAGGATCACGCTTCAGTAGCGGATCAATATCCAGGCGTTTGTATTCGTCGATTTTTAGACCGAAAAGAATTTGAACGGATGTGTGACGGACCCCAGCCTTATTTTGGAAACAAAGAACTGGCTATGGCGACTGGTACAACCAATAAATTTCAACAGTCCCGCCAGTTTCGAAAGGTCGCCCGTGGTGAAGTCGCTACTCACACACCAACAGATATCGAATTGCTCGAATGGTGGATGAAGTACGACTTGGATGGTGATGGTATTGATGAAGAGTGCCAGATCATCATTGCTAATCGAACCGTGGTTGTTCGTGCAGTTGCCAATCCTTATTATCACCAAAAACGACCGCTTATCAAAGTCTGCTTTTGCAAAGTTCCTGGCGAGTGGTATGGAATTGGGTTGATTGAGCCGGTAATGTCTCTTATTAATCAACTCACCACCGTTCGTAGACAACGGTTGGATAATATTACGTTAATTTTAAACCGTATGTGGAAAGTTAAGTCCACAGCCGACATTGATCCGACAAAATTGATTGCTACACCAAATGGTATTATCCTCGTCGATAATATGGATGATATTGCGTCGTTAGAAGTTGTCGATGTTACTCAAAGTTCTTACCAAGATTGCAATCAAATATTAAACGATATATTCTCCGCGTCTGTACCCCAAGCACTTACGGGATCGATCGACGACATGAAAGGGACTGGTTCTATTGGTGTCGGGGCAGTTCGCGCAAACATATCGCAAGCTCTTGAGAAGTTCGCTACAGCCGCAAAAGCGATTGAGGACGAAGGTATCAAACCTGTATTGAGCCTCTGCTACGAACTTGATTTACAATATCTTAATACAGACGAAATTATTCGGGCATTTTACGGTAAACTTTTCCCTGACCCTTCGATTGTTACGCCAGAGATGATCCGAGCGAATGTGTCGTTTAGAATGACCGTTCTTTCAGAGATGGTGAACACAGATGTGAAGGTTGCCCAGGGCCAAGCGTTTTATACTCTCGCTAAGGATCAATTTACTCCCGACACAAACCAGCGTATTTTACGCCAAATTTGGGGATTAATGGGCAACGACGAAGACGAAATTATGGTTAACGGTGCAATGCTAGATACTTCTGGTGGTGCAATACCGATTGGAGCATTAACCGGCAATGTCCCAGCAGTTCCCATGACACCAGCACCAGTCGCACCTTCGGCTGAAGCACCGGCACCTGCCATTGCGCCTACAGCGACCGCAAAACAGGGAGCTACAATTCTTAAACAAGCAATGGGTGGCCAAATGGCCCCTACGCTTAAAGGCGTGACACCAGTTCCGATCCAAACAGGGTCAGAATAATGCCCTACGAAATTAAAAAATCAGGATCTCAGTACGAGGTCGTTAATAGAGACACAGGAAAGTCGAAAGGTAAGTCTGCGTCTAGAGAAAAAGCACTCGCACACATGCGAGCTTTGTATCACTTTGCGGGAATTAAAGAAGGTTTGAAGAAATAACGCAAATAGTTTTGCTGGAGGGCAAATATGTTAAGCAATGAAATTAAGCAGGACGACCGTGGAGTTGATAGATGTAATCGAACGGTTATGCTCGCGGTTCCGAATGTGACAGGTGACGATTCAAAAGGTTATCACAATATTGAAGCCAAATGTGGGATGCCTATCGTGCAAAGAATCTCGGATCGGGTCAAAGGCTGTCCTCGATGCGATAAAGAACCACCGGTTGGGAATGTTAAGCCGCGCACGACAAATGCTGCCGGAATAAAATTGACACCGGCTGAATTGAAAGAACTTGGTATGACGGAAGATCCGTCTTTGAAGCCATCAGTAATTCAACAATTAATAGAAGTTTCACACGCTGTGGAGGCGAAAATGATCGAGGTTAAAAAAGATGTTGTTGCTTTAGAAATACCGTTAGCAGCTTTAGAAAATGCGGACGTAGCTAGGATGTTAATTGAAAAGGTTATTGATGGCCTGGATGTACTGCCAGTTAGTAAC